CGTATCTCGCTATCCTGTAGAGGACTTAGTTTTGGACACATCAGGTGACTACAAGAGCCTAGCAAACACAACCAACTCTCTTATCGGGGGTAGGGGTGTCGTTCCTGTGTCGTCTGGTATTTCTTCTAAGAAAGTGGCTCATAGATACCTCATAGAAAGAAAGAACCGAAGGGGTTAGTCATGGCATTCTCAAAGTACGCTAAAGCACAGGTAGTTACACCTCAACTTCACGGTCTAGAGTGGGATCGCATTCGAGTCGCTTCGGGTCAAAAGCGACTCGACTCAAGCCTTAAGAAAAAAGCAGAAGAGCTTTTAGGCGAGCCCTTCACTCCTGATCGTTTTCTTCTGACACACGCTACTATTGTCTGTTCCGTTGATGCTGTCTCTGTCCCTAATGTAAAGACAGGATCTATCGAGGAAGAGGGTCAGAGTATCAATAGAAAGTATGCTGATTATAGAGTCACCTCAGAAACAGATAAGTACATCAATAACAACCTCGACTGTTGGTCTAGAGGCGTTATTAAGAAATCTTATAAGACGTTTGTGGGGGCGCATAATTTTGTTGAACACGTCCAAGTTGAAGAGTTGTCTAAAGGGCGCATCATTGATGCTGTTATGCGAGATATTGGTGAGTCTATCTATGTGGATATTCTTGTAGCCACAGATAGAAAGCACGAAGATCTCGTAAGGCAAATCTTATCAGGTGAAATGAATGGTATGTCGATGGGCTGTTCTGTCGATTTTACCATCTGCACCAAGTGCGGTCATGTCGCGGCGGATGAGCCTCAGATGTGCCGACACGTTAAATATGAAAAAGGTAATGTTTTCTTCGATGAGAATGGAAACAAGCACCGTGTTGCCGAACTTTGTGGTCATGAGACTACAGGTGAGACTGGTGGTGTTACCTTTATTGAGGCTTCTTGGGTGGCAGTTCCCGCTTTTAAGGGTGCTGTAGCTAGAAACACACTCGAAATACCCTCTTCAAACGCTAATCCACAAGATGAGAAACTTAATGAAGTTCCCTCTCAGTGGTTAAGCAAGTCTGCCTCCTCACGTCTAGCTGGTCCTTTCGACTTCGACGGCGATGATGATGAGGGTGAGGAGAAGCCTAAGAAAGACGAGCCTCCTGAGTCTATTCTCGATCAGCTTGAGGGCGTAGTAACAGACGCTCTCGTTGATCGTATGAAAAAGAAACTCGAAAAGGAAATCAAAGAAGAGCTCGCACAGAAAGCGGTTGACGTACCCGCTACAGGCGACCCTACTACCGCAGATGATACGATCATTAAAGAGGGTATGAGCAAAAGACAAAAGCTCTATTTCTCAGCTCTTGATACTGCTGTTAAGGTGGCCTCCTCTAAGAAAGAGGCTATCAGTAACATTAGACTCGTCAATGATCGCTTCGACGTTTATTTACCATCTTATTTATATCGTATCGCTAGTCAGATGAACTCAGCAGATAGGTATAAGAAAGTAGCTAACTTTATCTTAGACGCTGAACAGTGTCATGGATCAAAGTTAACCCACAAAGACTCATTGCGCTTGGTAAGACTTTCCAAGCTTATCTCATTTGTTCACGGGCGGTAAGCCCACCATCAGAAAGGAAATCCTATGTCTAGGAATCGTTTCCGTAGGGCTTCTACTAGCCTACCAGGTTATGATGATCAGGGCTTCGAGAGCTTCGGTCATCCCGCATCACAAGCACAACCCGCAGTTGACGCTTACGGCATTGAATCAGAGTTTGGCGAGGGTGTTCACGAAGGACCTTACCGCTCAGGTCCTGCTCCCGCATCCTACGGTTGGGAAGCAGACCACCCCGCAGCCACCGAAGATCTCATCTCAGATTATGAGGAGACTTCTGATCTTTATGAGCAGAATCTCCGCAAGGCTATGGAGCGCAAGGCTTCTAAGTGCATCGAGATTGCTGAGAGCCGTCTCGGTAGGACTGCTTCACAAGACGAGATCGAAGACCTTGCCCTTCGCTACATGGATCTCCCTTCACGTCAGATCAATGCTAAACTTCAGCGCATTGCAGGTACGCAATACAAAAGAAATGACGCGCACAAGAAAAACAGGAGCAGGAGAGATGAAGCGCTCAAGAAAAATAAAAATAAGGAACTGATGTCTGAGGAGGAGTTCGGGGAAATCATGGCCTCAGACTTTCTTGCTGATGACGTGATGCAAGAGGGTACGGGCTATGACGGTGATGATGTTGGACCAGGTAACCACATGGCTGACTTTATGGCTGATGATGAGATGGCTGAGGAAATCGCCATGCTTAAAGCGGCTAACGCCCGTCTTTCTTCTCAAATGCGTCGTATGGCAGAAGATGTAGTTCAGCAAGAAACAGGTTATGAGGGTGACGACGAGAGCGTTGACACTCTTGACGACGAAGAGGGTGAAGGTCCTACTAAGAAACTCGCCTCAGAAATGATGGCTGAGGACATGGCTATTCTCGCTGAGATGATGCAAGAGGCTTCTGAGATGGGCGATGCAGACCGCATGGCTGAAATCCTCGCTGAGATGGATCGAGTCGCCCGCGCTCCTTACGGCACAGCTTTGAAGAAGTTTAAATACCAAGATCCTGACACGAGAGGTCTTCATCGGGCTCTAGGTCGTAAGGGCGAACACGTCACCCGTAGCTGGAAAGAGACAGGCAAGAAGAAGACGTGGAATAGGGTTAACTACGAACAGAACAAGCACAGACCAGAGTGGTGGAATGTTCAGAAAAAGAAAACTACTTCTAAGAAAGCCGAGCTGATGGCTGAGGACATTCTCTCTGATGAGGAGTTCGCGGAGATCATGGCTGAGATGGATCACATGAGCGATGCTGACCACATGGCTGAGATGGGTCACATGGCTGAGATGATGCGAGAGGCTTCTGAGATGGGCGATGCAGACCGCATGGCTGATATCATGGCTGAGATGACTAGAATCGCGAAAGCGAAGAAGAAGAAGAAGCCTCGCGGTAAAGCTAGAGGGCAATATGGGGCTAGTAACCCTGGTTGGTCAGATTCTTATATGGAGCCAGAGAGCAGGGCTGAGATTTGGAAGCACAATAGGCTTCCTAAAGACTCACCTAAGAAGAAGAAAAAACCCAATACGGGTGATCAAATGCAGGGTGCTCTAAACGCAAAAGGTGGGAAAAACGAAGATAAGAGCTTCTACAACCATGAGTACTATGTTTCGCACCCCGAGCTTTGGCCTTCTGAGTCAAACCCACAGGGGAGTAAAGCTCAGAAAAGACCCTACAAGTATAAGACACAGTCTAAAATGCCTGGCGCGACAGATCTTGAAGAAGAGCGTCGCGTAAATAAGAAAGCTCATTTTGACGAGATGCGTCTAGCTTCTGAAGAGCAGGCAATGCTTAATGAGATGCTCGCTGAGATGGAAGCAGAAATGGCGATGGCAGGTCAGAATGACCCTAGCCACTTCTACATGACTGCTGAAGACATGACTGCTGAAGATATGCTCGCTGAGATGATGGCTGAGGATCATGAGGCTGAGGATCATGAGGCTGAGATGATGGCTGAGGATCATGAGGCTGAGGACGTAATGGGTCTTCACATGGCTTCAGATAATGTCGATGTAGATCCCAAGCTCGCCCGTATCTTCCAAGCCGCAGAGGAAGAGGCATCTGAGGAAGAGGCATCTGAGGAAGAGGCGACAGAGGAAGAGGCAACTCTTACTCAGAAATCAGCTTCTTTCCGCCCTCAGACTCGGGCTCGCCAAGCGTCTGTTAAGACACTCGGTAACATCAGCCGTGAGGCAAGTTCAGCTTCAGACGAGCTCTCTAAGCTTTGGGAGTCAGCTCCCGATGTCAGCAAGTACTTCGGCTAAGAAAGAAATAAGGGTACTTTAGTTCCTTTATATCGCTTTGCTTTATTATTAAACCTTTCGGGGGGTTGGGTTTCCCGCCCCTATCTTAATTAACACACTACTCTCTTGGAAACAGAGAGTATGAGCAAATAGGAGAATAACTATGGCTCTACTTGGACAAGCTAGTGGTGGGTTTACTGAGTCAAGTTCGGCTCTCAGAATTTTGCACATCGGTGTTCGTAACACCGTTGGTCAGCTTTCTGCGAACGCTTTCACTCAGACTAACCCCCCTTCAATCACCGTAGCAGCTACTACAACTCAGGCATCAGGTCTTCTTGATGGCGTAGTGCGCGGTGTTCTTAGTGGTTCTGTTGCTTTCGCTGACCCTACAGGCGACAACACTCACGCAGGCCCTCGTCAAGCAGATAATGTTACTGAGAACACCGCAGTTCTCGGTATCTTTATCAACAACGCTGTTGGTAATGCCTTTGAGAATCAGCCTGGCGTTGCTTCTAACAGAGGTCCTTACGTTTCGGCGCAAGGTACTTACGGCAACAAGCTTTATGAGACTCAGGCTCTTCAAAATGGTGGTGCTCTTAATGCAGGTGATGACCTCACTTACACTGTTGGTCAGTCTCTCGTTGCTTCCCTTAACGGTTATCTCACCAATAACGAGTCTACCACAGACAATCACGTTCTCGGTACTACCGTTATTGGTATTCTTAAAATTGTTCCTGACTCAAACTCTGATGAGTTAGTCTACGACCAACGCATCTGATAAGAAAGGAGTCATACAATGAGTAACACAGTTGATAACGCAGTAAAGCAAAAGATCATTGCTGACTACATCAAGACCCCACAGGGACGTGCGAAGCTCGCGGCTTCGATGACACAGCCACTCCGTCTCCGCCGTGACTATACGAGTGTTGGTCGTAAGACTTTCCTCGTAGAGCAGTTGCCTGACGGTGCGCTTCCGATCTACGACAAAGACCCTGACGTGACCGCGTTTGTGGTAGGTGAAGAGGGCGAGAACATTCTTGCTATCACCAAGCCACGTCGTGTGATCTTCCCTCTTTTCGAGATCGCATCAAATCCCGAGATCCCACTCACTCAGATTAAGGAGCGTCGCTTCGATCTGATCGAGAGGGCTCAGGACTTGGCTCGCGCACAAATCCAAGCGGCTGAGGACGAGCGTGTATTCGCTATCCTCGACGCAGTTGCGACTCAAGGCTTTGACAGTCTCCCTGGTCAGACTAACGCTGACATTCCTGTCATCGCTCCTCTTAACGGCGCTGTTCTCGCTGACGCATACGCTCTCATCGAGCGTCATGACCTCCGTGTTTCTCGCGTCTTCATGAACGCTCGTGACTACGCAGACATCCGTAAGTTTGGTCGCGACATTCTTGACATCGAGAGCCAAGCAGCACTCCTTAAGACTGGTCTTCAGGCCACTCTTTGGGGCGCACAGATCATCACGAGCCGTCTCGTTCCTGTCGGCACTGTGTACGTCTGCTGTGAGCCTGAGATGTTCGGACGCATCCCTGTTCGTACTGAGCTTACGGTTCTTTCTGCTGACGATCCGAAGGCTCGTACCATCGGTTTCTCAGTCTTTGAGAACTTGGGTATTGGCGCGTACAACCCACGCGGTCTTGCTCGCCTCACCGTTACTCGCTAATCTTTAAGAAATAGCGAATAACTCAGCCTGCTTTTAGGCGGGCTTAGAGGTACTCAGAAAGAAGCCTCGTTTCCTGATGGAGACGGGGCTTCTTTCGTTTCGGATTTTTTCTTTATAAACCCTGATAGGTGATCTTATCTCTTCGGAGAATTGAGAGCGACATTAGAAAGGATAGGAAATATGGACAGACTGATTACGTTACTTCTCTTGATAACAGCCCCTTTAGCTCATGCTCATGAGGTCTGTCCTGAGTCTGTTAAGACTCCTAGACCTTGGGAGCTGACCTTCGGCACTACACAGATGGTTATCGGTTGGTACGAAAAGGGATCTCTCCCTGTGCCGACCTCCTCTGCTACTGTCTTATTAGGCTACTCTCTTTCTGAGAGCTTCAGTCTTTGGTCTGTATTCAACCTCCCTCTTTCCCCTAATAGAAGAGTGAATGGTGAGGGTCTACTTATAGAGACGCTAACTCCCCCTTCTTTCATGATAGGGGGGGGCTATCAGATCTTTAAGATAGACTTCTCAGGTGCTGATAGCTTCGGAATGGACATAGGACTCTCCATAGGCAGAACCATAGCTTTGGAAGGTCTTTTCTTTCCTGTGGGGGCGACACGCTTTAAGGTGTTTATGGGTGACAGGAGCTCGGCTTTTATAGGTCTGACCACATCGCCCTACAGCTCTGACGGAGAGATAGTTTGGGGCTTGGTTTACGGCATGGGTAAGCGTTTCTGATAAGGTTGTACGAATGAGATTAAGAAACAATAAAGACATCACCTCTGTCCTTAAATTCATCATCCTTGACACTATGGGAGACTTTATTTCTCAAGAAGAGTTAGACGATGAGGTGATCAGAGTAAGCGGTTGGGTCTTATCTGACATGGAGACTTTGGGGGGGGAAGTAGAATCTGCCAAAAGACGCACACCCCATTGGAATGGATCACCTATTGAGGTGGCTGTCTCTAGTCTTTCTGAAGACATTTATAACGAGGATCAGGGAGGGTATTCTTGGACGCTTTCTGTGTATGTGGGAGAGGCTTCTTTCACTCACTTGGGTGATAAGAGTATCGGAGACATCCTAGAGGACTTTCAGGACTTTTCTTCTCGGGAAGAGATGGAGGACTATCAGAACCTCGTCAGTGAGCTTCTTGAGCCGAACTCGACCCGAACTACTAAGACCCTCACGCTCTATACCGCGCAACCAAGAGGCTTCGGGAAAGAAAGATTTGTCCGAGAGGGGATGTTTTTCACCTCAGACGCGAGCGATGCTTTTGGATTAGCTCGTGACAGGGGGAGAGAAGTATATCAGGTGAAGATCCCTCGTAAGTTTCTCTTAGAAACAAAGTCAGGTTCTGTGAGATGGTTTCAGTCAACTAAGAGAGTTGAAGCAGACATTATCAAGATCAGCTAGAAATGGAGATAGATATGAATCTAAGGCAAAGAGTTGCGGAAGCTTATCTGAGACAGTGTTCAGAGGTCACTAACTAGTTGAAGAAAGAAACGCGCTCTCTAAGTGGTTCTTGTTGAAGCCATAGTCTCCGTACTTTTTAAGCATCCTTGACAGGTACTCTTCAGAGGGTTGAGACTCTTCCTTTTTCTTGACGAAGAAGAGGACAGCGCGTACCACATTTCCGCAGTCCGTAATCACATCTACCTCACATCGGATAGACTCTTTAGAGGGAGGTTCGATATCTTTCTCGTTGACGGTGTAAATGAGCCCCTCAACATAATCTGATTGTTCTCTTTCCTCTACAGAGCTAATTCCATCTTTGAACTTGAGCTTAAACCCTCTAAGAACACCGAACTTGAATATTTCTGCTGAAGGATATCTCTTTTTCATGGAGTGCTCTTCGAGGTTCACTCCGTATGCGAAGTAATATACGTTTTTCATCGTAATTCTTATCCTTTCGGTACTGTACTTGAGTGAGGTTTCCATGTTTGTGTCTCCTCACCCTATGTTTATTTATAAAACTCTTATGGCAAGGGTATAACTGACACTAAACCATGACGCATTGGAGAAAACAATGGAGTTCGTTAGAGGAAACTATCAGACCTTAGAGGCACAGACCACCGTTCACTTAGGTCGTCTTGAGCGCAATCTTACAAAGGGGGACATCGTAGAGTTCGATGGCTATACTCTTAAGTTCTCAGGTAAGGAGACTCCTATGCCTGAGCTTAAGGCGGGTATTAAGCGCGGTTGGCTTCAGCTTTTTGAAGGCACAACCTCCGTCCCTGTGGAGAAAGAAGTTTCCGCCCCTGCACCTGCTAAGAAAGAGATGAAGATCGAGACTGTTTATGATGAGGAGAGGGCTGTCGCAGAAGTATCTAAGACCGCATCTAAGAATGAGGTCACGATTTCTGATAAGATCGAGCCCAATACAAAGAAGTTCCCTTTGGTAGTAGAGTCTCAGGATGATGACATGATCGCAGTCTCTAAGGTTGAGACTAAGAGTGGTGCTACCATTAACTCAGCGTCAAGTGCCGAGACCTCTGACGGAGGTATTGCGGAGTCTCAGGGTGCTGAGTCAGTCGGGAAGATCAAGATTAAGACAGCTTCTAAGCAAAAGACTGTCATTTCTGACGGATCTCAAGCGAGCTCTGAGATTTCCCGCCTAGAGAACCTACAGAGAGAGGCTGTTGGGTCACCTGTAGAAGAAGACTTAGAGCTTTCAGACTTACTTGACGAGGGGGTTGAACTTGACGAGGGGGTTGAAGAGTTGACAGTAGATGAGGAGACAGTTGAGCCTGAGACTTCTCTTGCAGATGAGCAAGCGAAAGAAGCTTCTCAGATCCTTTCTGCTGTCGATGGTGAGGTACAACCTACTCAGGGTGCTGTTACAGTAGGTGAGGACAACAGCAAGATTAAGAGTCTTCCTGTAGGGATTGATTGGGATATGTCCCCTCATTGGCGTAAGAGAGCTTCCCTTGCTCTTGAGCTTTATAAGGGTCACCCTGAGATCCTTGAGGCGATTATGGGTGTTGAGAGCGATGGTGTTGTGAAGGCTATCAAGAAGGGTCTTGATAGTTAATAATCTCTTGATAACAGGTCTTTCTCAGATACTCAAAGTAGGAGAGAAAGACAATGAGAGAAAAGAAAGCATCTAGCCAAGCTTCTTGGTCAATCTTAGCGGGAGGCGTTTCTGACGCGAGAGTTGAAGCTTACCGTTTAAGGATCGCAGTCGATCAAATGGTGAAAGCCCTTCAAGACTCTCCTGCTATTGAAGAGGTTTATCGCCTCTGCGGTGACACCTTCCTCACGATCCCCGACACTTTAGCCAAGATCGAAAGACACCTAGATAAGACGAACTACGCTCTTATCACGATGGGGGCTGATTTCTACCGTCAGAGACTCCCCCACAGTGACCGTGAGACTGTAGATATCGCTTCTAAGTATAACCCTGCCCCCGAAGCAGCTAGAAATATTAACTCTGAAATTAGGGTGGCAGGCGCGACAGGTGCTTTCTTTCAGGAGATTGCTGACATCATCTCAGAAAAGATGATTGATGACGGTGAGGTTATCATTACTAGAAAAGAGCTACCTGATAACTACTTCCGCGCTCTTTTGGAGTACGAAAGAGAAGGTTTTGTTCAAAACTTCGGGTCCTACCTCGTAGTTACTCCTGAAGGTGTGCGTGATTTTCTTTCTTAAGAGGTGCTGCTCTTTCCTTAACTAAGCTCTTTCTATCAGGTAGGTTCTCATGGCAAGGTTCTCAGACAAAGAAGCGGGCTTAATTAAGCCACCTCCTGCGCTGTTTAAACTAGTTACTGAAATAGCTCAAGGTGTGTTAGCAGATCACGTTCTCACTAAGGTTATTAACACCATAGTAGAAGAGGAAGAAATCGAAGATCTCGAAGCTATGGCGGTTGAGATCTCAGACTATCTCCATAACTTTGATCAAGAGGACATGGGGGAAATATTTGAGATTCTTGAAGATCTTCTTGGGGCGTACCGAGACATACATCAAGTAGTCATTGCAGATTCTAAGGGAGACAGTCAAATACCTCAGATTGTGCCAAATGCCCGTATAAATAGGTTTATTAGGGACAATGCGA